AAGTTAGCTTTTTTATTCAAAAAAGATTGTTAAAAAAGTATCAGTATTAAACATTTGTATGTATATTTGTAATGTCAATAACGAATAAAACAAATAAATAATGACAAATCTACAGAAAGTAAGCCAAGAAGTATTAGAGTTAGAATTAGACTACGACCAAGTAATCTTAGACTTTGAACAGTACGGACACATCAATCAAGTATTAGAGGTAGAATCAGAAAGCTTTGAGTTCTCTATAATAGTAGAAGTAAACGCTGCTAATTACGGGGAGTTTGATAACTTCGCTGGAACTATCGAAGTAATAGAAATCGAATACGTAAGCGTAGGAGATGAAGACGCTAAAGAACTTAGATTAACTAACCAGATTAAGGAACAATTAAAAACGGTAAGATAATGAGAAACGCAAACCAATTTAAAGGACTAGCGAAGGGGATAAGTAGAAGTACTTATCCGGGTAGCTACACTAACCATAAAGAATGGACAGATAGCCACACGGAAAAGAGATTTAACGATACAATGTGGAGAATAAGAGTATTAACCTTAAATAATAAAGAGAATGACAAAAGAGCAGATTATTAATTACTACGAATTACAGATTAACAAAGCAGAGAACGGAATAGAGAAGAGTTCTATTAAATTCGAGATGAAGAAACACTTAGAAGCTTATGAAAACGGAAAAGAATACAAAACGACTATCGAAGCTCCTATCGAGTGCATCGGATGTGGCAGCTAATTTTAAAGTACTATTAATACTATTTTTAATCAACAAACTAAAATAAACTATGGAAAAGACGAAAATTAAACTATTCAAGGCATTAGCGGAATTTCAACAGAAAGTACCAGCTATCCACCAGAACACTAAAGGCTTTAGCTATACTTACGCTAACTTAGCTCAAATCTTTGAAACTATTAACCCGTTACTAAAAGAGTCAGGATTAGGTTTTACTCAGCTATTAGGGAATAACGAATTAGGGTTTAATACTATCGAGACTATTATATTCCACGCGGAAAGCGGAGAAAGTATTAGTAGCACGATGATTATACCGAACGACGTTACTTTAAAAGGTATGAATGAATTCCAGATTACTGGGAGTGCTATCACATACTACAGAAGATACTCTTTAAGTGCTATTCTAGGATTAGTCACTGATAAGGATACCGACGCGGCAGGAGAACAACAGAAAGCACCGGCAAAGAAAGCTCCTAGAAAGCCTATTAAGAAAGATGTATTAAACTCTTCGCATAAGGTATGGAAGAACGTAGTAGTAGGTCTTAAATCGGGTTATACTATCGAGCAAGTGAAAGCTAAGTACGAAGTAAGTAAAGAAGTAGAGGAGGAATTATTAAAGCTTAAAGACGAATAGTTTAACGGATAAATGTAAACAACGTAATTTTTAACAATATGGAAAAACAAATGAATTTAAAACAAATACACAACTTAGCAAGATGGTATAAAAGCTACAATGATTTTAAATCGCAAGTTGATAAATATTTTAACGGTACACCCGAAACGGTAGTAGATAAAACTGAATACAAGGTAGTTAAAAATAATGTTGATTTACATAGTGTTAAAGAGCGTTGCGAAGCTAATGCGAACTAATTTAAAAAAAAACGAAATGAAAGAATTTAAAATAAGTCCAAGCCAATGCGGTAAGGTAATGGTTAACGCTCGTAAGAAAGGCGAACTATCTAAAACTACTTTAAGCTACGTAGACGAATGGGTTAAAGAGCAAATCTACGGTAGAAGAAAAGATATTAGTAGTAAGTATTTAGATAAGGGTAACGACGTAGAAGACGCTTCTATTGATTACATATCTAAGATGCTAAATCTAAAAGGTATTAAGAAGAACGAATAGTTATTCGAGAACGACTTTATGAAAGGTACTCCTGACGTTATAACTAATGACACGGTAATAGATATGAAAAACTCTTGGGACTGCTTTACATTCCCTTTATTAGAGACGGAAGTACCGAATAAGGACTACTTTTACCAACTTCAATGCTATATGGCTTTAACGGGTAAGAAAAAGGCTAAGTTGATCTATACGTTAATGAATACACCAGAGGACTTAATACCTAAATGGGACTTTTTCAACCATTGCTACGATGATATAAATACTAAATACAGAATTAAGGTATTTGATATCGAGCGAGACGATGAAGTAATTAAAGAGATAGAAAACAGAGTAAAAGCAATTAGAGAACAC